AATACAGGAAAGCAAAGGCAATGAGTAAGAATGTAATATTTCCGGACACTAAAGAGTTTGATCAAGCACTGGCCCCGGAAATGAAGGCTAAAATGGATGCTATTCTAAATCCATTAGGACTGAACAGCGTGGCCATTGGCAGCGCACATACTCCTACACCAGGTGAAATGAGTGGAGACATGGACTTACAAGTTGACCTAGACGAAGTTAAAACCAAGTTTAAAACAGACGATGATAAATCAGCCCGTAAAGCACTGGCACAGTTTGTGCAGGATCGTGGATTCCAAGTGCGTCAAGCAGGGGTTAATGTATTCGTACGCTTGCCAGTAGGTGACGAGTTTTATCAAGTTGACCTAGAAACTATTCCTAATGTGGCTAAAGTTAGCCGCTATCACCAGCACAAGATTCCCAAAGGATCAGTATACAAAGGTGTAGGTAAACAGCTAATGCTAGCCCAACTAGCTAAAAGCAAGGGCTATATGTATTCAGCATGGCAAGGGCTTTTTGCTCGCACACCAGAAGGTAAGAAAGGCGAACTAGTTGCAGATGATTGGGATGCTATTGCACAAACATTACTAGGACCTAATGCCACAGGTGATAACATTGATTCAGTAGAAGCTATCATGGCCAGCTTGCCAGAAGAACAAGCACAGGCATTGCTAGCACATGTCAAACAAGATAAGAATTGGGCAGAGCGTAAACCTAAACAAACAGCAGGTACTAACGAATGGTTCCGTAACATGATGGATATACTATTATGAGAGCACGTGAGTTCCTGCAGGAAGCAGAAGCTGCTACAAAAAAACTAGGTCGTGCTTTTAATCACCTAGAAGACCTAGTGTTCTTTCATGGTAGCAAAGGCACTATGGAAGCTCTTGAGCACCTAAAAGAAATAGCCACAGCAGAAGGCAGTAAGAGTGTACGTATGAAGTGGGACGGCAATCCGCAAATCTATTGGGGTCGTGAACGCAAAGGTGGCCCACTAATTCTAGCAGGACACAATGGTTGGAGCCGTGGTGCTGCTAGCGATAATCCCAAAGATGTCTACGACTTTATTGTTAACAAAAGCGGCAGTCCAAAGACTCCTGAACAGGCAAAAGAGCGCCGGGCGTTTGGCAAGCAGTTTGCCAGCCTGTATCCACTGTTTGATGCAGCTACACCAAAGAACTTTGCGGGATTTGTCTACGCAGACGGATTGTTTTTGCAACAACCCCAAATAGACGAACAGGGCGTGTATACATTCTGTCCTAATCCCAACAGTCAAACCTGCTATCACGTTAAAGCAGACAGTCCACTAGGACAGCAGATCAGCAATGCACAAGTTATGGTTGTGGGACATGCTTACTTTCCAGAGTTTGGCATGGATGACAGTGCGCAAAAGCCCATGGACGATTTCAGCATGTTTAACACTAACCCTGCACTGATTGTGCAAGGTCCTGTGTATAACAGTAATCCTGTTAGTTTAGATACTAGTGCTATTGACAGTGTAGAACAGTACCTAAGTCAACACAGTGCGGCAATTGACGGATTCCTACAAGGCACTACTGGCCTAGGCGATCTAAAGAATATATTGTATACCTATGTTAATCAAACAGCCAAAGCTAAACAACTTGATAACCTAGGCGCACAGAACTTCCTAGCTTGGCTTAAATCTAGTAAAGTTAGTGAACCCAAGCAGACTAAGATTGAACAACTAGCACAACAATATGCTCGCGCATTAGAAGCTATATTTGGCCTTGTTGGGCGTATTATGGATCTTAAAGATACTGTGATTGCACAAGTAGAGCAGGGACAGGGCGAAATCTGGGATACACATGGTGAAGGTCGTGTTCGCTATGCAGGCCCTGAAAAACAGTTCGGAAATGTTAAGCTAGTACCTCGTAAACGCTGGACTCCTAAGTAATAACTTATCTCTTTAAAAAACACCATATCCTGGTGTTTTTTTTGTCTTTTGGTAAATAATAATACAAAGGCCTACACGGGGTAGGCAGTCCTTAGAGAAAGGACACGACATACACGAGGAGATTATTATGTCAACATCAACAAGAGTCAATCCAGTAGCCGCTTATACAAACAGTGACGGCGTAGACACATCAGGCCATACACATGGCGTATTATTCAGCGTAATGCAATTGAAAGCATTCGTTATCGACTGCGGCGCTACATTAGCAGGCCAAGGCGGTATCGGTGGCGCTATCGAAGCAGTTTTCCGTGAAGTTCAACCATTGATGTTTGAATCAACAAGCACAAGTGGTGTTATCCACGTTATCGTTGACGGTCACGCAGTTGACGCAACTGGCTTGGCAGCACGTATTGCTGCTTTAGGTACAGTAAACGGCTACAGCTTTGCTGGCGCAACAGTTACTTTAGGTACACACATTACAGTATCCTAATAACTAAATTCTCAGGGATGGGAAGCAATTAAGGACCTTCGGGTCCTTTTTTGTTGAGATTTTTAATAAATACATAGTAATAGGCAACTGTAATCATATCTAGGCAGAACAATCATACAATAGGCACATGGTTCTAAGTGAACCCCTGACTTATAACATTGGAGAAGCCTACAAATGGCCACTAAAGAAGCTGTAGCACAACTGGCAGTATTACCTGAGCGTGTAAGCGTACTAGAAACACAAGTTAAGAATATCAATGAAAAACTAGTCGATCTCAAAGCAGACGTTAAAGAAATGCACGACTGTTTAGATCGCACAGGTGACAAACTGGATGCTAAACTATGTGAAATGCAAGATGAGTACCGTGCTAACAGCAATAAGTTCTTTGAACATGCAGACAAGCTACACGCAGAAGATGTTTCAACACATAGCAAACTATCTGAGCGTATTGGCGAATTAGAAAAAATTAAAAACAAATGGACTATGTATGCCATGGCTGGAATGGCATTTATTGCAGGTACAGGTTGGCTTAGTGGACATTCATTGAGTCTCTCTCATATTTTAAAGTTCCTAGGACTATAAACTCTAAAATAAAATAGGCTTTGCTAATGCTGTTAAATACAGCAATGATTTATTGTTTATACACTCTCGTTGATATTACTGCCACAGGGCATTATAAATCTAGAAACGATCTAGAAAGACTTCAACAACAAAATTTTGACACAGTAATGCAGACTATAGGTCTAGCGGGCAACATCTATTATGAAAGAGCTCCAGAAATTCAACCAGCAGATATATTTGGCAACAGCGAGCAGAAGTGTTGGTACTTTGAATGGCGCATGGAAATTGAGCACCTATTTGAACAAGATGGTGACGAACTTGCTCGTCTAAAAGATCTATTTGAATATGTGCCTGTTATCACTAATCTAACTGAAACTGTTGAATTTGAACGTCCTATGTTCAAACTTGGTCACAATATTATTTTCAATTATAAACAATAAATACACTAATATGTTATTACGAGAGTTCACATTAGAAAGTGTAGTTGATCAAGCTATATTGTTTCACAAAGAGCTTAACCCTAAGCTATGGAAACAGCGCCGCCTTGACCGTGAAGTACGATTCAAGCTCTTGAAGATAGCCAAACACTTTATTGAGTTCATTGACATTCCCAGCATACGTTTAAAAGATGTTACAATATCAGGAAGCAATGCTGCCTATACCTACACTGAACACAGTGACTTAGATCTACACCTAGTAGTTGATATTCCCAGTGCTGCACAATATCACCTAAAACCCTTGTTCGATGCTAAGAAGAACCAGTATAATTTTAATCATGATGTTAGACTTTACGGCATTGAGGTAGAAGTATATGTGCAACCAAGTACAGATGCACATCACTCAGCAGGCATATACTCAGTACTAGATGATCAGTGGATTGCACAGCCTAAGCCAGTTAAAGTTACTATTGATGATAACGATGTAGAACTTAAAGTTCGCAACTACTTGAACAAGATTAAAATGGCTTTGAAATCAGATGATATTCGTGTAGCTAATACAGTTAAAGATCGTTTGAATAGACTGCGTAAGACAGGATTAGATAGACAAGGTGAGTTCTCAGTAGAGAACATTGCCTTTAAGGTGTTACGAGCAAAGGGATATATTGACCAACTGCGTCAACATATATATGATTTAGAGGACCAGGCAATGAGCCTAGGAGAACAACAATGAAAAGAAATGAAATACTAGGCGAACACAAGAAAGGTACCAAGGCTGTTAAGTACAATAGGAAACCTAAAGATCACACTGCTGAGTTTGGCAAAGCTAAAGAAAAACTAGCACCAGTCAAGCCAATGGAAGGGTATAATCCTAACTCAGCTGGTGCAGAACATCGCCGTAAGTTAGATCAGTCACATGCTGCTGACCTAAAGGCCAGAGCAGAAGGTCCAGATGCTACAGATCGTGATAAACAAAGATATCAAAACTATCTAGACAAGAAAGAACAAATGGCCAACGACTACAATGATCGTATGGAACGCGAAGGCATTGAACAAGAAGCACTGTATCGTCAGCGTGGCAGTAGTTCAGCATATGACAGAGATAAAAGATCTAGCGAAACAGGATTTGATCGTCCTCGTGATCACCGCGGCTTAGATCAAGAACTAGCTCATGAAACTAATAACTATGCAGTGGCTATTGACGGACGTACTTGGAAAGTGTTTGCCAGCAAGAACCACGCACAGGCCGTTGCCCGTTCTTTACAGAACAAAGGTAAAAAAGCCACAGTGCATGAAACAGGTGCTGAGCCTACTGCTGAAGCAATGGGCGCAGACGTGGGCAAGATTACAAAAGTTGATCCTGCTACAAAGAAAGCAACATTAACTAAACCTGATGGAACTTCAATGGAAGTTGATAGTACAGCTTTAAAGCCAACACCTGATGGCAAGATGTCTATGGACACTCCAGACCTCAAAACAGGAACAGCAGTAGTTAGTACAGAAGCAGCTGATGTGCCGTATCAAGTTAAGCAAGGTCCGCAACCTATGGCTATGACTAGTCCAAAACCAACTGCCATTGTAGCAAGCAAGAAGTGGACAGCAATTACTCCTGATATTGAAGCCAAGGCAACACAACAAGGTTTCCGTAAGGTCATGCTTAAGGTAAACGGTCAGATGGTTCCGGGCTTAGAAGGTGGCGACCAAGCTATGGGTAGTAAAATTATTGTTGCCCCTAGTGACTTTGAAAATATGACAAGAACTGGCAATGCCGGCACTGCAAGAAGACCAATGGGCGTAACTAGTGCTGAGAAAACTGGCATCGGTGCACCACCGTTAAGAGAATCAGATAAAGCCTTATTAGACAAGATGCTGACTATTGCAGGCCTAAGATGAAAATAAATGAGTTGATCAAAGATTTTGAAGTATATACTTCAAACGAAGAAAAACGTATGTTAGAACAGCTAACACACGTTCGTCCATTGAGCAGTTTTAGTGAGCATGATCAATTCACAATTGAGAGCCTTATCCGTAAAAGTCTGGTAATTAAAGTGGGAGACATAAATCCTAGAGTAATTGCCAATGAACATTAAACGCCAAGCTAAACAACTAGAATCTTTTTTAGAAGATGAATTTAAAAGAAAGATTCCCATACTTGTCATGCCAGATAAAAGTCTTGTATATAAACGCTATAAGATCAAACAGAATAAAACTGGTAATTGGGATTTAAGTTATATTGACGGTGACAGCATTGCAGAATTTAAAATTAAGACTACAGCAACATTAGCAGCTAAATTCTACGATCAAACTAACTTTAAGCGTTACAATGAAGTACAGCAACTAGATTCTGATTACTGGAATAACAGCAATGATGCAGTATTTTTTAAATATAGATATGAACATGCAACAGATATAGAAAAACGAGATATTTTCATGTGGCGTTGGGAACAAGCAGACCACAGGGCTAAACGTCACAAGGAAACAATTTCCTCAATGTTTAAGTCAAACTTTTGATAAATAACAATAACAGTCTTTTAGGGATAACAGAACATGCAGATTAAAGAACTTTCACATCCAAAGAGCAGCAAGGCACTAAACGAGGGCCTAGCTAAGAAATTTGGCTACAAATTAAATGTAGACAGTTTCACCATGGAACAACTACAAGCAGCTCGTGATAAAATCACAATGGAACTTGCTGAATTTGAAACCAGCAGAAACTACGATGCTGTTTACGAAAGCAACAGCTACCAACGTGATCGTGCATTACTAGATGTAATCACACAGGCTATTTCAGAGCGCACTCTAAGCCCAGGCGAAGAAGGCAAGAAAGAAAAGTATGTTAAAGGCATGAAGAAAAAGTCAGGCGAATTTAAAAAGCGTTATGGCGATAAAGGCGAAGAAGTAATGCATGCCACAGCTACTAAAATGGCTAAGAAAGAAAGTATTGAAGAAGCAATGGAAGTACTACGTGGTGTTCTTTCTGAAAGAACACTAACTGAAGGCGAAGAAGAAAAAGCAGCGTTAATCATGAGCGCACGTGATATGGTAGACAAGGTCACAGGATGGCTAGAAGATACTGCATCATTGAAGTCAGAAACCATGTTAGAATTAGTTGACTCTATAAGAGACGAATTAGGCAGTGACATTAGCAACCAATTCACAGGTAAAGTTAAACCAGCATTAGAAGAAATTTATACAACATTAGAAACAGCACGTACAACATTGGCACAGGCTGTGGCAATTCTAACAGGCGAAGAAGCACCAGGTATGGCTCCTGACGCAATGGGTGCAGAGCCAACAGCAATGGGTGCAGATGAATTCCCAAGCGGTGACGAATTCACAGCAGCAGATGCAAGTGCAGGCGGTGCAGAGGCAGCTGGTCGCGAAATGCGTGAAAACATTGCCTACAGCCGTAAATTAGGCACAATGTTAAGCCAACCAAAAAAAAAGTAAATGAAGATGCGGATACATTGATCCGCATACTTCTATCTCTAAAATCAAGAGCAAACTCACGTGGCGTTCCAGCGCAATTTAGCTGGAATGCCATTTCTAATATGTTACAGAACGTTTCTGGTACACAAATGGACTACGAAACATTCAAAGCAGAGTTTGATCAACTACCACAATTGAAAAACATTGTAGCTCAATTTGACGGGCGTGGCATTACACTGAAAACTAAAGAGAAACCAGAAGCTACTCGTTCTGATAACAGCGCAGGTAGCAATGATGCTGCCGCTAGTAGAGCAGCGGCTAAGACACTCAAACAACCTGGTTGACCTAGGGGTCTAAATACTATATAATAGTATATGACCCTACTAATAAACAAATTTAAATACGAAAAACTCTCTAGGGACGACAGCTCTGGTAAGCGTTTATACGCTACACCACAAGGGCATAAAGTCCCTAGTGTTACGACTGTACTGGATAAAACTAAACCAGAAGAAAGTCGTATAGCACTGGCCAACTGGCGCAAAGCAGTGGGTGAAAAGAAAGCACAAGAGATCACTACAGAAGCTGCCAACCGCGGCACACGTATGCACAAGTTCCTAGAGGACTATGTCAAGGGTGAGCCCATGAACGAAAGTGTTACTAATCCCTTTGCACAACAAAGTCAGAAGATGGCTAAAATTGTGATTGCAGAAGGTATGAAGAATGTAACGGAAGTATGGGGCAGTGAAGTACCCTTGTACTTTCCAGAACTATATGCGGGCACTACTGACTGTGTGGGCGTACACAATGGTGACGAAAGTATCCTGGACTTTAAGCAGACTAACAAGCCCAAGAAACTAGAGTACATTAGCGACTACTTCTTACAGCTAACCGCCTATGCACTGGCACACAACGAAGTACACGGTACAAACATACGCAAGGGCGTTATTCTAATGTGTAGCAAGGACTTTGAATATCAGGAGTTTATCCTGGAACCCAAGGACTTTGACTACTGGACAGAAGAGTGGTGCAAGCGAGTGGAGCAGTACTACCGTTTGAACAGCTAAATATCGTATAACGAGGATATTTCAATGGCTGTCGTACAAATAAGCAGAATTCAACTACGTAGAGGTAGAGCAAACGAAACCCCTATTCCACAGTTAGCCAGCGGAGAACTAGCGTGGGCAATAGATACACAAGAGTTGTGGATTGGCAGCGGCAGTGTAGGAGAAGGTGCTCCTGCTGTAGACAACATCAAAGTGCTAACAGACGCTGATAATTTGTTAGACTATGGGACTTACACATATACAAACGACACTGCTCCTATTCAAACAGGTGCAGATGCTAATTTTCCTGTAGTACGTACATTACAAAGCAAACTCGACGATCACGTCTCATCTGCAGATTATGATATAGTATCTGGATCATCAAACCAAGCAGTTAAAATTCAACGTGCTATCGACAACTTGTTTTTAGACAATGCAACCAATGGTGTAAAAAGTCGTGTAACATTGATGTTTTCACCAGGCGAGTATACATTCAATACCACTATCTATTTGCCTAGCTATGTGAGCATTCAAGGCAGCGGCAAGGAAAAGACTAAGTTTACCTATACAGGTACCGGCACTGCTTTTGAATTTGTTAACGATACATCAACAAAGACTCTGCGCAGTACACTTGGATCAACAACCTATAACAATCAACCTAAGTTTTGCAGACTAGCAGACTTTACTCTAACTGCGTTATCTTCTAGTGCTATTGGCATTAAGATGAATGCCGTAAGAGATTCTATCATTGAAGATGTTAAAATTGTTGGTGATTATCCCACAGCCACTAATGCCAATGCTATTGCCATGTATGCGGTCAGTTCAGTAGTGACTTGTCAAAGAAATAAATTTGTCAATGTCTCTGCCAGTGCTGTCAAACACGGGGTATATGCTGAGCAAGATATTTTTAACAACCACTTCTCTGCTTGTGAATTCATAAGTTCGCAGTATGGTGTAAACTTTGGTAACTTTGTAATGGCAACATTACCAGAAGATCGTCCTAGTGCTTATCAATATGGTCCAAGAAAGAACCTAATTGAAAACTGCTACTTTGACACCATTGATAATGAGGGTGTTATCATCACCAACGGTACTGGCAACAAGACTAGAGGCAACACATTTGTTAATGTGGGCAATGAAGGTGCAGGCAATGACAACAGTGTCTATAGCCAAATTAAATTTGTACCAGTGGGTAATACATCAGTTCAAGATAATTTTGATAGAGCAGTTGATATCTATTACGATATTAGCGGATCTTTAATAGACAAGTCATTGTCTTATAATTTAACTGCAGACTATGTTCCTGAAATTACAGGCAAAGCTAATTGGAGTGATCTAGAATCTAGAACGTTAAGTTTAATTTATACTCCAACACCAAGTTATACTAATTTATTTAGAATACCTTTTACTAGTAGCTGTGGCATTGAAGTAACTTATATTTTAGAAAACTCTACTAATACACAAATGCGACGTGGTAAATTAACCGTAGCAGTTGATAGTGGCACTAGTGCTTTGCAAATAGTAGACGACTATGACTATACAGGAAATTCAGCTGAAGACACAAGAATCGATTTTGATGCAGCGATTGTCAACGGATGTGTAGTATTCAAATATCATAATGACAATACACTTGACACTACTATTGCTCCTTCGAGACTAACCTACACATACTCAATTATTAGTTAATGCTATTAGACGAGCGAGTAATTAAACGCCAATTAGCTGCCTGGTATCAACTTAGGCAGCAGTTGGAAACATCCAATAATCCATTAGAAGATACTTCAAGATTTTTTCTACGACTTCCTCGTGTCAAAGTATACACTGACCCTTATGACTCATCCACTTGGCCAACACCTTGGGAATTGATTAGTGAAAATGAGTATTGTGAATTCAATTTAATTTTAGGAATGTGTTATACTCTACAGTTAACTGAGCGTTTTAAAGATATACAACCAAAGATAAATGTATCAATTGACACAGTCAATAAAACAGTGTATTATTTGTTGTTTATAGACGATAAAGTATATTACAATGAAGATTGGACGGATGTTAAAAATTTACCTAAGTCTTTGAAAACACAAAAGATTTATACAATTAAGCAGCTCCACTAAATACGTCCTAGACAATAATTTAATAACATGACAACAATAACTGTAATCAAAAGAGACGGAAAAAAAGAGCCATTAATGATTGAAAAATGGCAGACACAGATTGCAAAGGTATGTAGTGGGATTGCAGATGTTAGTCAATCAATGATTGAAATCAAAGCCCAACCGCATTTTTATGACGGAATCACTACTAGAGAAGTAGATGAGATCACGCTTAGAGCCATTGTTAATCTTATTGATGTAGAAGCTAATCCTGATATTGGACACACTAATTATCAATATGTAGCAGGCAAGCAACGACTATCAATGTTGCGTAAGGATGTATATGGCAGTTACGAGCCTCCCCACCTTTACGAGATTGTAAAAACAAATATAGCTACTGGCTTATACACGGCAGAACTGCTTGAGTGGTATGGTGAAGAAGATTGGAACAAGATGAATGACATGCTGGATCATGAGAAAGATGAACAGTATAGCTGTGCAGCCATTGAACAATTAATTGAAAAATACCTAGTTAAGAATCGCAGTACAAAGCAAACTTATGAAACACCGCAGATTAGATATATGATTGCGGCAGCAACTGTGTTCCATAAGGAAGAGCCAAATACGGCTCGTATGCGCTATATTAAGGAATATTACAATGCAGCCTCTGATGGTCTATTTACTCTTGCTACACCTGTGCTGGCTGGGCTCGGCACTCCTACTAAACAGTTTTCTAGTTGTGTTCTTATCCGCAGTGACGACGATCTGGATAGCATATTTGCTTCTGGTGAGATGATGGCTAAGTACGCCAGTAAGCGAGCGGGGATTGGATTGGAAATCGGTCGACTACGCCCATTGGGCTCCCCGATCCGTGGCGGAGAAATCATGCACACTGGCATGATTCCCTTCTTGAAGAAGTGGTTTGGAGATTTGCGCTCATGTTCACAAGGAGGTATTCGTAATGCAAGTGCTACTGTTTTTTATCCTATTTGGCATCATCAGTTTGATGATCTTATTGTCCTTAAGAACAACCAAGGAACAGAAGAAACCCGAGTCCGTCATATGGATTATGGGGTTGTGCTTAGTGCTTTCTTCTGGAGACGATTTAAAAACAAAGAAGACATAACCTTCTTTGATCCTAACGAAGTACCAGACTTATATGAAGCTTTCTACAGCAATACAGAAAAGTTTGAAGAACTTTATGTTAAGTATGAGCAACGTAAAGACCTGCGTACTAAGACAATGAGTGCTGAAGAAGTATTCAAATCAGGCATATTGAAAGAGCGCACTGATACAGGCCGCATCTATCTAGTGTTTATTGACAATGTCATGAACCAGGGACCGTTTGACCCTGAGTATGACACCATTTACCAGAGTAACCTTTGCTGTGAAATACTTTTACCTACTAAATCCTTTAAACGTCTGGATGACAGCGATGGTCGTATCGCACTTTGCACATTGGGCTCAATCAATTGGGGTGCGTTCCGTAACCCAGAAGACATGCGCCGTGCTTGCCGCATACTGCATCGTAGCCTCAATAACATTCTTGACTATCAAGACTTTCTTTCCATCCAGTCTAAATTATCCAACGATGAAATCAGACCACTGGGAATCGGTATCACCAACCTTGCCTACTGGCATGCCAAGCGAAGCCTCAGGTACGGAGAACGAGACAGCTTGGCTGAAGTCAAGGCGTGGATGGAACATCAAGCCTACTACCTAACTGAAGCTAGTGTTGAACTTGCTAAAGAACGTGGACGATGTGAACACAGTGATCAAACACGTTATGGCCGAGGCGTGTTTCCATGGGAACTACGTGCCAAGGGTGTAAATGAATTGACAAACTTTGCTCCTGAACTTGATTGGGAAACTCTACGTGCTCAAATGAAGGAATACGGAGTTCGTAATGCTACACAAATGGCTGTTGCGCCCGTGGAGAGTTCCAGTGTTGTTATTAACAGTACTAATGGTATCGAAATGCCAATGAGTTTAATTTCAACTAAAGAAAGTAAAGCAGGATCGTTTACACAGGTTGTTCCTGAGTACGCTAAACTTAAAAATAAATATCAACTAATGTGGGAACAAAAAGACTGTGACGGATACTTAAAGACAGCGGCTGTGATTGCAGCCTATGTTGATCAAAGTATTAGCACTAACACATTTTACAATCCTGCACATTTTGCGGACCGTAAGGTGCCAACTACATTGATTGCCAAGAACTTGATGCAGGCACACATGTGGGGATTGAAAACATTCTACTACAGTTTGATTAACAAAGCAGGCAGCAAGGCAATTGCTGATGACGCTCCGGCTATGTTAGAACCGATTAACTTTGACAACGAAGAAGACTGCGAAAGCTGTAAATTGTAAATTGGAGATAAAAATGAACTTATACATAAAATACGTTAATAACGAAATAGTAAATCATCCTATTTTAGAAAGCAACTTGTATTATACAATTGTAAATTTTAATCCGGATGCATTGCCCGGTGATTTAAAGAAATTTGAAAGAATCCCTACGCCTAGTCCTAGTGGGCCGTATGTTCGAATTGAAACAACCTATACATTAGGCGATGATGACATAGTACGTGATGTACATTTTGAAGTTGAACTTACCGCCGAAGAAAAGGCAGCAAAGATTGCAACCTTTAAAGCAATTGAACATCCTGCTAGTTGGACATTTGATGAAACAGTCTGTGCATGGGTACCTCCAGTAGCTTACCCAACTGACGGTAAGTATTATACATGGAATGAGGAAACTACTAGCTGGGTAGAAATTACACCAATTACTGAGTAATTGAAATACAATAATGTTAGAAACAATATGTGACATAATGGTAGACGCTTACAAGCGTAATTGGATTACCAGTCGTGATGGCAACGTAAGTATACGTCATCACGACCGTGATCACTTTTACATTACACCTAGCGGTGTGCGTAAACAAACCCTACAGCCTGATCAGTTTAAGAAGATAGGCATTGAGAAAGGTTATTTTGATCAACCTCCTCGTCTGTATCATGTCAGCAAAGAACTACCTTACACTGAAATCAGTGCCAATCTAAAGCCCAGTGGAGAGCTACCACTACACTTTGGCTTACAACGAGAAATGGGACAACATACAGGTGAGGTTCGCGTGGTAGTACACGTTCATCCTACTTACTGTATTGCGGCTATGCATGCCGGGATTGAGTTGAGTACTATTAGCGATGCGTTTCCAGAACTTAATCGTTATACCAAAGTAGCACCCAATGTAGGAGATGTACCTCCTATCAGCCAAGAGCTTGCTGATGAGTGTCATAAGAATTTAAAGTTAGATAAACAAGGTAACATTGCTTACGACATTGTAGGCATTAAAGGCCACGGAGTAGTTGCCATTGATACAACACCATGGCGGGCTTTTGAACACATAGAAAGATTAGAACACATTTGCAAGATAGTACTTGCATCAGGAAAATATTAATGAGTAAAGCACAATATAATTTAAACACAAAGACAGACTATCTTAATCGCAAAATGTTTCTAGATCCAGCAGGTCCGGTTACTATCCAACGCTTTGAAGAAGTTAAATATAAAAAAATAGCAGACTTTGAAGCAACAGCACGTGGCTTCTTTTGGCAACCTGAAGAGATTAGTTTGACTAAAGACAGCAATGACTTTAAAGATGCTAGTGATGCTGTTAAACACATCTTTACCAGCAACTTGTTACGTCAGACAGCACTAGATAGTTTACAAGGTCGTGGCCCAAGCCAAATCTTTATGCCTGTGATATCATTGCCAGAGCTAGAAGCGTTGGTATACAACTGGACATTCTTTGAAACTAATATTCACAGCAAGAGTTACAGCCATATAATCCGCAACATCTACAATGTGCCAAAGGATGTGTTTAATACAATCCATGATACTAAAGAAATTGTGGAAATGGCATCAAGTGTTGGAGAGCACTATGAAAAGTTACACAGAATTAACTGTATGAAAGAAATGGATGGTTCAGTCAACGAGAAGGAACACATCAAAGCAATCTACATGGCACTGCATGCCAGCTATGCACTAGAAGCGTTTCGCTTTATGGTTAGCTTTGCTACAAGTTTGGCCATGGTAGAGAACAAGATCTTTATTGGTAACGGTAACATCATCAGTTTAATTCTACAAGACGAACTGCTACACAAAGGTTGGACGGCTTTCTTAATCAATCAAGTTGTTAAGGAAGATCCTCGCTTTGCTCAAGCTAAGGTTGAGTGTGAAACTGAAGTATATGCCCTCTACATGGATGTAATTCGTGAGGAAAAGGCATGGGCAGACTATTTGTTTAATAAAGGTCCAGTAATTGGTCTTAATGCTAACATCCTTAAAGAGTTTGTTGATTATACAGCAGTAGGAGCATTAAAGGATATAGGTATTAAATATCAAAGTCCTGCGCCAAAGTCTACTCCCATTCCTTGGTTTAACAAGCACAGCGACACAAGTAAGAAACAAACAGCATTGCAAGAGAATGAAAGCACTAATTATGTCATCGGAATTATGGGTGAAGGTATTGACTATGATGCCTTGCCTGTGCTATAATAAGACATCGGAGAAATTATGACAAACCCAGTTATCTTATGGTCAAAGTACCATTGCCCTTATTGCGATCAAGCAAAGGCATTATTAACACAACAAGGTGTTAAATTTGAAGAACGTAAAATCGGAGATGGATATACCAAAGAAGAATTGTTAGAAGCAGTACCAAATGCTCGAACAGTCCCTCAAATTATCATCAATGGAACATCCATTGGTGGATTTACAGAATTAAGAAAATACATTGACGAAACCGGATTCAATGGTACCGGATACTAATAAGGAAATTAAAAATGTTAATTAATAAAGGCGTGGGCATAGGCGAAGTTATCACATTAAAGCTAACCAGCGGTGAAGAACTTATTGCTAAATTGGTAGAAGAAACTGATACCTATTATAAGTTATCAAGAATACAAGTAATTGGTATGGGTCCTAAAGGCCCTGGTCTAATGCCCTACTTGTTTACTGTTAGTCCAGATGCAGATGTTCGTTTGCAAAAGTCCACAGTTACAGTAGCAGAAGCAACTGATGAAGCGTTTGCTAAACAGTTTCTTGAATCAACTACTGGCATTGCCTTAATCTAACATCATGCATAAGTTTGTAATAAAACGTAATGGTGTTTTAGAAACTTACACACAATATGAAGACATACCAGACGACTTTGATCATGTGATTGAGTTCCTTCCACACATCCCAGATGGGCCGCACACAGATGAAGAGCATGATGAATTGGCAAAATGGAATGATCGATTACAAGAATTAATGAGGAAAGAATATGCCCGCAGTAACAAGAATAGGTGATGCAGACGTAGCACATTGTAGTGGAATGACCAGAGCCGTCGGTTCAGGCAATGTATTTGCTAACAGTATTGCTGTTAGTCGCCAAACTGATGTGAACACTGGACATTTGCTTCCAGGTGGAAGCTCTTGCCCGTCACATGCCGCGCCAATTACCACTGGTTCTCCTACTGTTTTTATAAACAACTTAGGCTGTGGTAGAGTGGGAGATGCTATTACTAGTTGTACCAGTGTGGCCGCTGGCTCACCAAACGTATTTGCCAATTCATAATTAATGAAAATTTATCTAGACATGGACGACGTTGTCGCCGATTGGATGGGATATGCTCGTGCATACTTACGTATGGAATGGAAAGAAGGCGAGATGGTTCCAGACGACAAGTGGCGAAGTCTCAGAGATGATCAGCGTATGTACAGCAAACTTCCTTTAAAAGAAGGTGCCCGGAAATTAGTTGACTGGTGTGAACGTTATGTTGGCCGTAACCCAGATACTGAACTTTACTTTTTAAGTGCAATTCCACATAATAACGACATGCCTTGGGCAATTCAAGATAAAGTATTTTGGGCATACAAACATTTTCCAGGTATTCCAGTTTTTCTTGGACCATACAGTCATGACAAATGGGTACGTTGCCAGCCTGGTGACATACTGATTGATGACCGTACAAGTAACTGCGAAGAATGGATTAGGGCCGGTGGACATGCACATATCTATAGAAATTGGCCAGACTGTAAAGTTTGGTTAGAATCACTTCTGCAGACGTCTACAACAACAAACAATAACTAATATAACAAAAGGAGACCATAACATGGCAACAAACAAATATTCAGAATTCACAAAAATCGTTGAGGCAATGGAAGCAGACTTTGAAAAGTTCTACGACAAAGAGGTAGGTGCCGCAGGTACTCGTGTTCGTAAGGCTTGCCAAGATTTGGCTAAGTTGTGCAAAGAAACTCGTAACGATGTTACCGCAGTTAAGAACGAACGTAAGCCAGCGGACAAGAAATAAGTCAACGAAACCCCTGGTAAATACGTTATATACTTACAAGGGGTATAATATGAAAAAACTTTTAACTGTTCTTTTACTAACTGTCAGTGCTACAGCATTTGCTCAACATAATCATGGTTGGAGACATCATGGTCATCGTCCGCATGGTCCTAGCTTCGGCTATTGGCTAGCGCCTGTAGTTATTGGCGGAGTAGTTGGCGCGGCCATTGCTAATAATAATCGTCGTGAAACTGTTGTCATAGAACAACAGCCTATTGTTGTACAACCATTACAACAGAATTGTACAGCATGGAAAGAAGTACACACCTCAGAAGGCAATACTTACAGAGAGAGAACTTGTTATGGCTTACAGTGATAAGGTAGTTGACCACTATGAAAATCCCAGGAATGTCGGATCTTTTGATAAGAGTGATCCTGATATTGGTACTGGTATGGTTGGCGCACCTGCTTGCGGCGATGTGATGAAATTACAGATAAAGGTTGATCATGATACAGGTATTATTACAGATGCAAAATTTAAAACGTATGGCTGCGGATCGGCTATCGCGAGCTCGAGCCTCATTACGGAGTGGGTCAAAGGAATGCACATCGACAAAGCCGGAGAAATTAAAAACTCCGAAATCGCCGAAGAACTAGCCTTACCGCCAGTTAAAATACATTGTTCAATATTGGCTGAAGATGCCATCAAAGCAGCCGTAAATGATTACCGTAACAGACACAGCGGCTAAAAAGATCAAACAACAGTTAACCAAACGAGGCCGCGGTATAGGTATCAGGCTAGGTGTAAAAACTACAGGATGCAGTGGGTTAGCCTATGTGTTAGAATTTGTGGATAGCTACGAAGCTGAAGTAGGTGTAACCAACTACGCTCATCCAGATTTTGCCTTATTAGTTGATGCTAAATCAGAAGTCTATTTAAAAGGCCTAACAGTTGATTGGATCCGTAACGGCCTCAATGAAGGATTTGAATTCCGCAATCCTAATGAACGAGATAAATGCGGATGTGGTGAAAGTTTTAGGGTATGAAAAAAGTGTGGGATAGAAAAGCAACTCGAGATTGGATTGCTCAATTAGAGCATAGAATTGAAGATATTCGATACTACATGGAACGTACTATTCAATGGTGTGAAGCCAACGAAGTGTATAGTGACAGAACTGTATTTGCCTGTATCATTATGACATCAGTTTGGGTTAGCCATATGCGTAACGAACCTATAACCAAAAAAGAATTATTTGAAATGCTGGGTGTAAAAGGTTGGGAAGGTATCGATGATGCCATATATGAGTTCAACGAGGAATATGAATCGTATGAACATGAAGAACTACTAGAAATGGTAGCGGGCTCATTTTAGTTGACTATCAAGTAATTAGACTGTATAATAAGTCTATGTTAACTACTAGAAAGCTAATATGAGTATGCATCTTGAAGGCCCGTGGCTTAGTACCACAGGTAAACGAAAAGGCAAACAAAAGTTTGCATCTGCAGACGCCAAACGTAAGAGTGAACAATTGGACAAAGAGTGGCAAGAGTTACAGAAGCGATGGGGCGTTGAAGCTGATGAGCGCAAACGTCGACGTGCAATGGAAGCAGAGCCTTTGTCTTACTCCCTATCAGTTCCCGCTGGTCGTAGCACTGCTCATATTAAGAGTCTGGGTCAAGACAGCGGTGTAGCTACCCTAGCACAACCTAAGGTCTATACAGGCACTAAGGTTAAGGGTATTGCCACTATGCATAAGAGCAATGCAGTGCCGGTATTCAGTGATGAACAGGCCATAGATATTTCTAAAATGCGTAGATAAGTAAGTAACTATCATAAAAAGGAGAAGTAAATGATTAAACTCATTAAAATCTTACTTGTATTGATTGGTCTAGCACTTGTTGGATGGATTGGATACAAAGCGGTCATGTATAAACTTGACCCAAACAAGCAGTTGGTTATGAATAACTCATCAATAACTGCCGAAGTTAGAAACAAGCAATTAGAATGCTTGGCTCGTAACATCTATTACGAAGCAGGCAATCAACCATTTGAAGGTAAGGTTGCTGTAGCACAGGTTACTATTAATCGTGCAGAAAGCGGACAGTTCCCCAAGGATATTTGTCAAGTAGTTTATCAAAAGAATGTGGTCTACGAACGTGTACTATGTCAGTTTAGTTGGTACTGCGAAACAGCTACTATAATGAGGCCAAAAAACACAGCCGTATTCAAAGAAAGTGAAATGGTTGCACGTCAGGTTCTCTTAGAAGGTTTCCGTTTACCTAGTCTCCAAAAGGCGTTATACTTCCACGCTACTCATATCAATCCAAAATGGAATCGAGAAAAAGTAGCTGTTATTGCAGGTCATGTGTTTTACAAATAAAGGAAAGTTATGCAAGTTAGTTTACGAGAGTTAGTTAATCTTAAAAAGATGAGAGATAGTATTACTGAGAACATCGGACATCTTAGTGCAGAAACTCTAGGATGGATTGCTGTTATCCTAGTACACTTGGCCACTATACCTACACTGGTTGCAGTACTCACTGGGCTCACTGAAAAGTTGCCACCAGTTGATATGGTTGCCTTAATGTGGTTGGGCTTGTTTACATTCTTTGTTAGAAGCGTAATTGCTAAAGACTTATTGAACATCATCACAATTGGCTTTGGCTTCTTTGTACAAGCTATGTTAATGGCACTGATAATCTTCAAGTAATTATGTGGGTATAATAATACCTGTAAAAAATGTAATAAATATACTCTATGAAGATAACATTAGCTGATAAATCTATTGCATGGTTTGCACTCTTAAGTGGCCTAACTATTTCTGCTGTGGCCATTTGGTATAGTGTAGCAGGACTAGTTAGTATCTTTGCAGCCGCAGTAATACCGATTATCGTAATGGGTGTAGTGTTAGAAATTAGTAAACTAATTGCCACAGTATGGTTAAAGTTAAATTGGCACCGTGCTCCGTTTTTTATCAAAGGTTATCTGTTAGCCGCTATTGCTATTCTAATGATAATCACCTCAATGGGTATCTTTGGATTCCTAAGCAAAGCACATAGTGATGCCGGTCTAGTATCAGGTGATGTACAGGCTAAGATTGCAGTATATGACGAAAAGATTAAAACAGAAAAAGAAAACATAGATGCTAATCGCAAAGCTCTCAAACAAATGGATGAGGCTGTGGACCAAGTTATGGGTCGCAGTTCAGATGAAAAAGGGGCGGACAAGGCAGTTGCCATACGCAGAGCCCAACAGAAAGAACGTGGTCGCCTCCTTGCAGACATTGCAGAAGCTCAAAAAAGGATCACTGTACTCAATGAACAACGTGCGCCCGTTGCCGCAGAAGTACGCAAAGTGGAGGCAGAAGTAGGGCCAATCAAATATATTGCTAATTTTATCTACGGTGATAATCCCGATGCTAATGTATTAGAAAAAGCTGTCACCTGGGTAATCATTATTATTGTTATTGTGTTTGACCCACTGGCTGTTATCCTATTGTTAGCAAGCCAATACTCATTCCAATGGTTCCGTCAAGCCAAAGAAGAAGAGTCAGTTACACCTGCATACGAACCTGATGACGGCCCATTAACGAAAGACCAAGTTGAGCAGATTATAGAAACTACACTAGATAATCCGCACCCACCAGGTTGGATGTTTGACAATACTGCTAAAGAACCTATGAAGTTTGTAGACCCAGGCGAACATCCTGCTGACAATCTTGAAGCGGAACTTGAAGAGCCAAAGCCTGTAGCAGAAGAAAAGTCAATACTTGAAAGCCACCCATATTTGTTAACACCGTTTAATCACTTTACAGGTACTACTCCTATGGTTCATAAACCAGAAGAATCTGCACCTGAGATGATAGCCAAGGTGGACGATGAAATGGTAAATGTTGCGTGGACTGACGAGTTACAAAACTGGAAAAAAGATAATCCAGATGTTAATATCTACGAACAACAACGCAAGTACAATGCAGGCGAAATAGATAATTTGCCTTGGGAAATTATAGAGCAGTTTGATGAAGCTGCCTCAGAAGAATCAAAAAAAAAGAGCAGTTACATGATCAAGGATCAGGAACAACAAGTGAAGAAGTTCAAAGAGTAAGCTATGTGCAAAATAGCGAACAAACTACTAACTCTCTTTGGAACCGTATTAAACACAGAGACAGCTAATTAATACATATGAACGAAAACATGAACCTTGGAAGAATCAATTTAATCACGCCACCGGATAAGCTGTTTAATCTTAATCCCGGATATCTGTTAATCAAACCAAGTACTAAGGTAAAAATGCAGTTCCAACAACTGTTAAGCCAAAGTATGGATGATTTAAATGTCTATATCTACGATACAGACGAATCAAATGTAGAGTGGATGCTGAGTGTTAGTCAACAGGCTGACTTTATCATTATAGATATTGATAACTGCGATCCAACTACTAAACAATTTGTTAGTTTTTTACTAGCACAACCTAATACATTCTATTTGACCAGCGATGAAATCACACCTTGGGGGCTGATTAGTCGCAATAGGATATATAATTTAGACTGGATTTTAGAATCCCTAAACCAAGCAAATGATGAACCAGAAGAGGAAACTGATGAGGAATAATCATATCAAAGGAACAGTAATTGTTCTAAAAGAAGGCGAAGACGTTAATCGTGCTCTACGCCGCTTCAAAAATAAAATTGAAGATTTGGGCACACTTAAAACTCTTCAATCAAAAGAGTTTTATGAGAAACCAACTACTGAACGCAAACGTAAAAAAGGTGCAGCCAAGGCTCGTTGGCGAAAACAGTTAGAAAAAGAGTCATTACCTAAAAAAATGTATTGACCTAATAGTCTGTATATGTTATAATAAGTTTCTTAAAGAAAGAAATTTATATGGCAAATACAGATATTATGATCGACTTAGAAACTTTGGCAACATCTCCGGATGCTGCCATTCTTACGATCGGAGCAGTAAAGTTTGATCCCTTTGGCGACGATATAAAAGATCCAAAATGTGAAAAGTTCTATGTTCGCGTAGACTTGGACAGTTGTGATCGCATTGGACTAGCTACCAATGACGATACAATTGCTTGGTGGGCAAATCAAAGTAAAGAAGCTCAAGACGAAGCATTCAGCGAAGACAACAGAATTGACATTGTAGATGCATTTAATCAACTGTACAAATTTTGTTGGGGTGCTAAACGTGTATGGAGCCATGGTGCCGCATTTGACATTGTGATCTGCGAGCATGTGTTTAAAAAGATTGGCAAAGCAGTGCCTTGGAGTTTCTGGGAAGCACGTTGCACACGTACACTGTTTGACATTGGTATTAATCCAAATCGTCCACCTGTGCTAAAACATCATGCCCTAGAAGATGCGTGGAATCAAGCAGTGGGTGTGCAGAATGTTTTTAAAACACTCAAGACAAGTACTACTAGTGCCGGGCAATACATTAGCCCATTTGCAAGAGAGAGATAATATGGACGAACAAACATACGAAGTTATGGCTATCCTACAAGAAGAAGCCGCAGAAGTTATCCAGGCTGTTAGCAAGTGCTACAGATTTGGCTTGGACAATTACAAGCCCGGAAAACCTAAAACCAACAGACAACATTTAGAAGAAGAAATTGGCGACCTAATGGCCATGATTGATATTCTTCAAAAAATGGACGAAGTTAGTTTTAACAACATTGAGGCTGCTAGAGAAGCTAAAATTCAAAAGCTAAAGCAGTGGTCCACAATTGAAATAGTTCACGAAATGTGAGATAAATAATTATGTACTAAAACGCCGTAAGGGTTTAGTATAGGACATGGTGTCCACAAAATCTTGCTTAATTAAGGAGAAACATTATGAGCAAAGTCATCGGTATCGATTTAGGTACAACAAATTCATGCGTAGCGATTATTGAAAATGGAGTCGCAAAAGTAATTGAGAATTCAGAAGGCGCACGTACTACACCTAGTATTGTTGCATACGCTAATGATGAAATTCTAGTAGGCGCAAGCGCAAAGCGTCAAGCAGTAACAAACCCCAAAAACACAATCTATGCTAGTAAGCGATTAATTGGACGTAAGTTCGATGAGCAGGCTGTACAGAAAGACATTGACCTAATGCCTTACAAGATTGTTAAAGCAGACAATGGTGATGCTTGGGTAGAAGCAAATGGAGAGAAGTTGGCTCCTCCACAGATCTCAGCAGAAGTTCTGCGTAAGATGAAAAAGACAGCGGAGGATTATCTTGGTACAACAGTTACGCAGGCAGTTATCACAGTTCCTGCATATTTTAACGACAGCCAAAGACAGGCTACAAAAGACGCTGGTAAAATTGCCGGCTTGGAGGTACTCCGTATTATTAACGAGCCTACTGCGGCAGCTCTTGCTTATGGCGTTGATAAAACTGATAAGCGTGATCGCAAAATTGCTGTTTACGATCTTGGTGGCGGTACGTTCGATGTTTCGATCATCGAAATCGCGAATGTAGACGGAGACAAACAAATCGAAGTGTTGTCAACAAATGGCGATACATTCCTAGGTGGTGAAGACTTTGACCAACGTATCATGGACTACTTAGTTGACGAGTTTAAGAAAGACAATGCAGTAGACCTGAAGCAAGACATGTTGGCATTACAGCGCCTTAAAGAAGCCGCTGAAAAAGCCAAGATCGAATTGTCCAGTTCGGCTAGCACAAGTGTTAACTTGCCATACATCACAGCAGATGCAAGCGGTCCTAAACACATGAACGTGACTATTAGCCGTGCTAAGTTAGAACAACTAGTTGATGAACTAATTGAGCGTTCAATTGCTCCTTGCAAAATTGCTATTAAAGATGCAGGCATAGATGTTAGTGAAATTGATGAAGTTATTCTTGTTGGCGGTATGACACGTATGCCTAAGGTACAGGAAGCAGTTGAGAAACTGTTTGGCAAAGCCCCACGTAAAGATGTTAATCCAGATGAAGCAGTTGCTGCCGGAGCCGCAGTACAAGGTGCTGTTCTAGCAGGCGATCGTAATGACGTGCTATTGCTTGACGTTACACCATTGAGCCTAGGTATTGAAACAATGGGCGGCATTATGGCTAAGTTAATTCAAAAGAATACAACTATTCCAACCAAAGCCAGTCAAGTGTTTTCAACAGCAGATGACAATCAACCTGCGGTAACTATTAAGGCGTTCCAGGGTGAGCGTGAGCTTGTACAACATAATAAATTACTAGGTGAATTTAATCTTGAAGGTATTCCTCCAGCACGACGCGGTCAGCCTCAAATTGAAATTACGTTTGACATTGATGCTAACGGTATCATGCATGTCAGTGCCAAGGACAAGAACACAGGTAAAGAAAACAAGATCACTATTAAATCAGATAGTGGTCTAAGCAAAGAAGAAATTGAACGTATGGTGCAAGACGCTGAAGTAAATGCTGAAAGCGACAAAAAGCAACGTGAAGTTATTGAAACTCGTAACACTGTTGAAGCACAAGTACACAGTATCCGTAAGGATATGGAAGAAGTAGAAGCAGACTTGTCACAAGAAGTGAAAGACAAAGTTAATGAGGCAATTGATGCTGTTAACACTACAGTCCTAACTGAAGACAAAGATGCTATTACACAAAAACTTAGCGATTTGATTGCAGCCGCTCAACCAGTAATGGAAGCTAAGAGCAAACGTGAAGAAACTAAGAAAAATGAAACTCCTGTAGACGCAGAGTTTACAGAAGTTAATTAACACAGACACAGGTTATAAATAATTGTAGGGTGCTCGGGTGAGGCCCTACTTGATTCTTGCTTAATAAAGGAGAAATTTTATGAATAGCACAGTAACACGTTTTGATACGAATAGTCTAGCTCAACTTAATAGAGCCCTTGTTGGTTTTGACCGAATGTTCGATGGGTTTGAAACTCGTTTTGCAAATCAGTTATCAACTAACTACCCTCCACACAACATTGTAAAGACTGGAGAGAACACCTACTCAATTGAAATCGCAGTAGCTGGATTTAAAAAATCAGAGATTGCAGTGGAAGTTGAACAGGAGATTCTAACAGTTCGTGGAGCATGCGAAACTCCAAACGAGTCAACTACTCGTCAATATTTACACAGAGGTCTAAGCAGTCGTGATTTTGAAAGGTCATGGCAACTTGCCGAACACATGGTTGTTAAGAATGCTGAGATAAAAGACGGTGTACTTAGCATTACTCTAGAATACATTATCCCTGAAGAAAAGAAAGCCAGGGTTATTGACATTGTAGAGGTTAAGTAATATAATAAGGGGAAGGAAACTTCCCCTTACATGTAATTATATGGAGAATGACATGAGCGCAACAGACGTAAAACTTGACGAAAAAATTAAATTAAAAGTCGAAGAGCCACATCGCTGGAAGGTTATCTTATTAAATGATGATCATACTCCAATGGATTTTGTTATTGGTATTTTAACAGAAATCTTTAAGCATAGCCAAGAAACTGCCAAGGCAATTACAATTCAGATACATACTGAGGGCAGTGGAATTGCCGGCGTGTATAGTTTTGAAATTGCAGAAGTCAAAGCAGTTGAAGCAACTAACCTAGCTCGAGGAAATGGATTCCCACTCCAAATTAAAATGGAAGAAGAATGAGCTTAAGAGAAATTACCAAAGACCTTCATCATGAGGCAGAAACAACCAAATTTGCTAAAATGTTACTTGGTGGCAAAATTGAAAAACAAGATTACAAAAATTACCTGTATAACTTGTTAGCAATTTATGATCCTATTGAATGGTATTGCAAGCGTCAAGGATTTCTTGATACAATGCCAGACCTTCCCCGTCTGAAGAGTATATATGCAGATTTTCTAGAACTAGATGATGGGACATATTGTTACCTAACTCCTGCAACGTTAGAATACCAAGCATACCTACATGCATTAGGCAATGATGCAGAAAACAAACATTTAATTAAAGCTCATTTATACTGCCGCCATATGGGTGATTTATTTGGTGGACAGATTATTAAGAAACAAGTAGCACACATTAGCAGTGGCAAGTTTTATGATTTTGAAAATGCCGATGCAATGAAAGGGGCTATTCGTGCAACACTTACTGATGATCTTGGTGATGAAGCTAAAATAGCGTTTGAATTTGCTATTGCTATGATGAGAGATCTGTATAATGGCGAGTAATGTTTGGGACACCCTAATTAACATTCAAGGCCTGCTAGAGAAAAAATTCAATGAAACAGGAACAGAGGTCTTTGAAGCGGGCATGGATCGCTTTAATCAGCCTGGTTGGGTTAATCGTGTTTGGACCAGTAACAGTTATCGTAGGGCTCACGTTGATGTTGTGGATGCTAGACAAACCAAAGGACTCTGGATGATGCACTGCTGTGTGTTCCCCCATACAACAAACCCTGCTCCTATATTTGGATTTGACGTAATAGCAGGTAAAAACAAGATTACAGGTTGTTTCATTGATTATAGCCCAACATACGATAAGTTTCACCCTATGATTGATTACTTTGGCGAAGAAGTTGGTCAGTATGAATGGAACAAAAAGCGTAAGTTACCAGACTGGGCTGAGCGTATCTTTAGCCAACACATGATAGCTGCGGGCAATGTAAGCGACGAAACCGAGTTAGAACAGATCAGTTCATTGGCTAGTATATTGGTAAATCATTACTTAGAAACTGTGGGAGAAACACACGATTCTGTCATAGATACTACGTCTTACCAAAACTTCTACTGCGATAATCAAAAGCAAAACCCCCATACTCCTAAGGTTATGGTCAGTTTAGGGCTCAGTGAAGATGATGTTCGCCATTTTATTCAGGAATGCCTGTTCCCGGAAATACGCTAAATATTAGACTATGAGATACAGTGAATTTAAATCAGTCCTATTAGAGTTTGCCCCACCTACAGGTAAGAGTGCAAATGACTTACAACTTTTAATTAACATTATAGAGATGGTTCCTTCTGAGGATCCAGTGCATTCTGTAGCTAAAAGTATACTCCAAGGCTTACTAAGAGATGTAGTAGAGCCATCGCAACAGGCTACACAGAAACCTGCACCACAACCTGCTACCCCGCAATCAACAGCACAGCCTGCACCACAACCTGCTACCCCGCAATCAACAGCACAACCTGCTACTCCACAATCTGAAGAAGAGCCGTTAGCCGAAGAAGTACAGCCAGGTGATGAAAGTTGGTACGAAGCGGCTCTCGAGGCAATAAAAGATCCTACAATAGCAGCACGAATGTTGAATAAACTAAGAACGGATCCTGAGTATCGCGAAGAGATGCGATATGTGCATAAAAACGGTGAGAAAAAAATTAAAGCCGCTTTTACAGCAGGTGGGACAGAAGCACTAGTAACAGTAGATCAATTCTTTAAACAAGTTAAAGAATCAGCAGACTTACTTGCTGGTAAGGCAGTAGGAGTATTAGATGACTTGCGCACGTGGTATCGAGACGAAGCAATAAGACAAAAGGTACCAAATCAACCCTTGCCTGCGCCGAGACCGAAAGTAACAACAAATGCACTGTATCAAAAACTATTATACCCATTAGAAAATATTTTCCAAGATTTAGGATTTAAAGATCAGCCTCCTAACTTAAGAAACTTTAAGAAAGAAAGTCCTAAAATTTTAAACTTTATGAAACAATGCGAAGAAGGCATCATTGAGTTTACAGATTTGCTTGAAGTGTCTGAAGGTAATATTGCATTACTAATTAACGATCCGGACTTAGCCTACATATATGAAAAAATATTTGATAAGTTATTAGCATTAGATGCAGGTCAAGGAGGTGGTGCCTGGGGCCCTGGAGAACTTGGACTATCTATTCTTTGCAAACCTGTTTCAAAATCTAGAGGCAAAGGAGATTTAAGTAGTGTCTCCGCCGACGGCAGTCCAGTCGATGTTGAAGTTAAAGCTAGTCGAAATGCTAACAGTGGCGGCCGCTTAGGTGGTAGTGGTGTGCTTGCAGGATCAGCTGGCAAGAAAACATTTATCCCTGCACTAAAAGCACTATGTGAAACAGCAGGAGTTGATCCTAACAGTATTGGTAAAAACTACAGCGAAGTTGTTAAGTATAAGACTGTTAAGGGTGTAAAAACTAAAGTAGGCACTGGTGAGAAGAAAGAAACCGGATCTGTTAAACCTACAAGCATGACAAGTCCTAAATGGTTTGATAGTTTTAATGCACAAGTACCGCCGGGCCTACAAGGCAAGCGTGGTGTAAATCCACAAGGTGCTGTGGCAGAATTCTTAATCACTGCCGTAGGTGCAGTTGTTTCAGAAAAAGGCAGACCGTTTTTTGACGAAGAGATGATTGCAAGCATTCCAAATGAAGATGGTACTATTGACTACGAAAAGTTTAAAACAATTCTAACAGCAGCATGGTATCAAATTTACAGTCAAACTGACAACGTTGGCATTATCTTAGTTCTTAACCCAACTAACGGCAACTATACAGTTATTAACTCAGGTGACATGCTTACATCTGGTGCCAGCAGTGTAGTTATTACAGGCGGCATTGACTTTGATGATAGCCAAGGTAAAGCTGGTCCACAGGTTGGTATTGCTTAATTAATAGCTGTAGATAAATCATCTCCCTAGAGTTGTAAATAATTTGCAACAACAGGGAGATTTCTTATGAGTTGGTTCAAACATAAGCCTAGACTTAAAACACCCCCAAAACCGCATCCGCACCACTCTAGTCCTATTGCAGAGAAGATGCTGAAAGAAGCTAAGGCTCGAGTTCAAACACCCAACCCTAAGAACGATCGATAGGTGTTAAAAAATTTACACCTATTGGGTGTTAAAAAATTTACACCTAACAAAAAAATAACATCGGAGTTTAATTTTAGAAACTCTGTATGTAAATATAATATACAAATAATTTCTCACATGGAGCGAAAACATGAAAAGAAAAGTAATAGTAGGCTTAGTTGCCTTCTTAACACTTTCAGTAGCGGCACAAGATACAACTACGGTTAACACAAACAATACATCAACAAGCACAAGCACGGTTAACAGTAACAGTACGGCAACAAGCACATCTACGGCCACAAGTGCATCTACTGTAAATAGTACATCTACAAATACTAATAATAACACCAACGCAAGTACCAGTACAAGTACAAACGTTAACACAAATAATAATGTAAATAGCGGGACTCAGACGTTTAATAATAACAACGTCAACTCTGGTACATTGACATACAATAACAACAATGTCAATACTGGAACAATGACGAACAATAACAACAATGTCAATTCAACGACTAGTAATAACGTCAATAGAAACGAAAATATTAATAGTGGAACCCAAACGTTCAACAACAATAACAATAGCGTTAGCACATCTACCAATATCAATAAAAATGAAAATACTGGTACAATGACGTACAACAATAACAACGTAACAACAAGCGACAATAAAAATACAAACGTTAATACAACAACTAGCACAAACGTGAATAAGAATGAAAACACTGGCACAATGACAAATAATAACAACAACGTCAATGCGTCAACTAGCACTAGTACAAACGTGAATCAAAATGCTAATGTGAATCAGAACATCAATTCTGGTGATATGACTAACCGCAACATCAATGAAACAACAATTACTCAGCGTGTGATTCAACCTCCACCAACTGCTGTAGCACCTGCAATGATGAGTGGTGGTAACAACGATTTGTGTTCTACAGGTTCTTCTGGTTCTGTTCAGACTCAAATCTTTGGCGTATCTTCTGGTGGTACAATTAGAGATTTGAATTGTGAGCGTTTAAAGTTATCTAAGACTCTTTTTGATATGGGTATGAAAGTTGCCGCAGTTGCTACCATGTGTCAAGATAGAAGAGTGTTTGATGCTATGATGGCGGCAGGTACGCCTTGTCCATATGATGGTAAAATAGGTGAGCAAGCTAAAACTTCATGGGAAGCTAACCCAGATAAAATACCTCAATTAGAAAAAGAAAAGAAATATGAAACTGTTAAAAATATTGGCTTTGGCTCTTTGCTTGGCATTATTGTTCACGCCGCTTTTAAGTAAAGCGCAAACACTAGACCCAACGCAAGTCTATACTACAGGGAATATTGTACAGACAACTCCCCAAGGTGGACCTACGCCTTGGGTGAATGGTGTCTATCAAAACAATCTTACATGTTGGGGATGGGGTGATCCTGGTTACTGTGGGCCGAATGCAATTGTGCGTCCTGGAGATAGCATTAACTTTTCATATGGTATGACCAATCTATATCAAATGCAAGCAATTGCTAATGTTCTACCAAACAGCGGAACTGGGCTTTTAGTAAGCGGATATAATTTTGGATTTACTGCTAAGAACGGAAATGGATGGGATGATGGAAGAATGGACTATCTTACTGCTTATGTTAGTTTATATGGTACAAACGGTTCTACAGTATTCAATAAAAACTATGATTTAAATTCTAGATTTAACTGGACAACATTTAACTATTCCGAAACATTTAATAGTCCTTTTGCATCTAAAGATTTAGGAAGTGTTCAATATGGTTTTGTTGGAAGAGACAATAACTTCTGGGCTGGCCCTTATGGTCCTGAAATTTACAATGTAAATTTTAGTCTGAAGTATTCTGTAGACCCATGTGCAACAAATATTTTGAGTAGTCCAACTTGTCCTGGTTATTTTGATGCACTTGCTAAACTTGCGCCTGCACCTATTGCACCGACTGTAGTTACGGAGGTGGCACCGCCACCTCCAATACTTGCAGACTCGACTATACAATCTGGACAGCCAGCACCTCCACCAGGAAGTCAACCACCCCCACCACCTGGAAGTCCTGCTCCGTTGGACAATATTCAAGCACCGCAACCTATGCAACAAGCAGGACCAGCGCCAGCAGGTGCGCCTAGTCCCATTCAACAACAAGTAGCGGCATCACAACCAAGCGCAACTAGTCCACAAACTAAAATTGGTGAAGTATCAGACTCGGGTGGTGGTTCAAAGACTACAGTATCTCTATCGTCAGTTCTTAGTATGATTGGTTCAAACCAAGAGAAAACTGCGGCACTAGAAAAATCTGTAGTACAAGCGGCTGATGCACAGGCGTTCTCTGCAGGCGAGACTGCAAAGCAAAATGCTGAAAAACTTGCTGGTGATGTACAATCTCAAAGCATTGCAAATAGTGGTGGTTCATCACAAACAGGAACAGCACTCGCATCGGGCACACAATCGGTTACCCAATTGCAAGGATCATCTATATCAATGCAAGGCAATCAACAAGGAAACTCTGCATCAAACTCTGCGAGACTTCAACAGTCTATCAATAGTGGTAGCATGAGTATGCAATCTGATATAGTTACTTCTAGCGCAACAACTCAACAACAGCAATACAATATTCAAAATATTGCAAGACAAGAGTTTAATGTTGCAATGGTAACACCACAAATATCTTACAGTTTAGTTGCGCCGACAAGATATGCACCAGTTCAAATTGAATTGCCATCGACAGAAGGAATCAAATTTGGATATAGAGGTCCAGTTGACAATGCTATGGAATCTAAACCATTCTTATCGCAAATGAACAATGGCTCCGAACAGAATGATACAGTTAAAAAGAATGTACAAAACAATGAAGCCGCAGGCAACATAACTATCGAATCGATTGCAAAACAACCTGAAAATTATGCACAATATTTTACTGCGATTCTAGATGTTGCATTCTATGCACCAAAAGAAATTTATAAGAATCAAAAGATAATCGATAATACAAGAGTATTAAGACAAATGAGTTCGGATAAACTACATCAAGACATGATTAATCTACAATACAAATAAGGAAATAAAATGGGAGAAGAAATTAAAAATGTAAACGCTAAAGTTGATGAACTTGAAGCAGCCGCAAAAAAGTATGCCAGCAAAGATACTGTTATCAGTATTGGTGGCTACGAGTTTACACCTGCTAAACTAATGGTGGCTGCCACTATTGTATCATCTATTCTAGGTGGACTTTATGGCACATTTGAAGTCTACAAAGACTACGTTGGTATGAAGAAAAAGATTGCTGAATATGCGGCACCAGACCTAAGTGAGTTTGACAAGCGTTTAGCTGTGATAGAAGAAAATTCCAGCAAGACCAGCGACTATACTCGTGATATCAAAACTGACTTGAAGAATGATATTCGTCGTAATGAAACTGTGACCGAGCAAGTAGAACGCAGTGTCAAAACAGCACAACGCGAAACTGAATTAGAGATGCGTGATATGCGTAAGGCTGTGCGTGAAGACCTAGAGAGAGCCAGGACTGAAGCGGCTGCAATTCGCAGGGATATGGAAGCAACACGTAAAGAAATTAACAGTGAATTTACTGCGGCTCGCAGAGAAATCAACCGTGAAGTAGAAACACTAAAGCGTGAAGTTGATAGCAAGATACAAAAAGCCATTGACAATCCATTAGCAAACAAATAATTTTTTTGTAACTAACTATTTATTTTAAAATTACATAACAGATAATTGCAATAATTCCTGCAACTATTATTACTCCGCATACTATATTATAAATGCGTTCGCCGTACATATCATTTCCTAACCAGGTAAAAATCTACCTATTAAACCATTAACTATTTTATCAGATAGGTCATCAGGTAAGAATTTTAAAAAACCTAGGAAGTATAAAGCTACACAGCCGTAAACAAATATCTTTAGGCACATATCAAATGTTTTTTGGTATTCGTTCATCTTCCACACCTGTTGCCTGTTTCGCAGAACTTCATTAGTTCATAACCACCAATAAACATTATGAATAAAATAAATGAAACTGCGCCTATAATTACTGCCCATTCGTTTAACTCTTGTTCTTTTTGCTTACGTGCTCGTTCTTGTGCGTTATGAAGTCTTATATCATTAGCATCGTCTGCATCCATTTCGGCTTGACGAGCTTTGATCTTATTCCAGACATCAATTTTGCCTGTCTGCATGAACAGCATCTTGAGTTCTTCTTCAAAGGCCCTAGCCTGCTCCAGAGCCATTTCGATCTGAAGTGCAGTTCCCATGTTGGAACCTTTCTTGGACTTCTTGGCCTCTATCAATGCTTTGGTTGCTGTACTCTTGGCATCAAACATCTTGCCAATCATGGGCGCAAGAGAGCCAAGATCGTTAGCTACTTGGCTAGCTTTTTTAACCATGCTGATTGCAGATTGTATACCTGCAAGTGCTGTTAGTGGATCAATCATTTTTTCTTTGGCTCCTTATCTGTGGGCGGAAGCCTTGCCCACTCCAGGCACACGACTTTTCTACTGTAAACATCGCCAGTCCAGGACCATCTAACACACTTTGGCTCGTTGGGATTAAACCCAACTAGAAATATGCTTAGAATTAGCTCCATATTCGCTCCTACAAATATATTTACCAAAATGCTTGCGTATAAATACAAGGACTGTTATAATAACAGTTATTGTTGTAATCCCTTCAAAGAGGATGTGTTCAAGACGCGAGTTCGAATCTCGCCAGGTCCACCTAAGTATTTTCGGGAATATAGTTCAATGACAGAACATACTGACTCCGAATCTATAGATATGAGTTTGATTCTCATTATTTCCACCATTTGGTGAGAAAATACTTAGTTGGGCCTGCTCCGGTAATCGATTGGGCAAATAGTTAGAGACGGCAACACGGTAGGCGATGACCGTAAATCAAGCAAAAAACGTAAATGCAAACGCAGATACATTCGAGTATTTCACAGTTGACTTCAACATTTCAGCAATGAATGACGAGCAATTTGAAATGGCAGCCTAAGAAACTGCAACTCCGGGGTAGGACTTACCTTGTAAAATAAACAACCATAGGCTCTTCGGAGCCTATCTTTTTGGCTACATTTCCTATCTTTCTTATCGAAGTTGTGCGCACACGCACATGTTTTGCCGTCAGAACTGTGTATAATATTAGTATAAACCACTAATTAAGTTTATGACTCATATTATTAAAGGAAAATTATGACAACTACAATTACAATCAAAGACAAATCAGTAAACACAACTTACCAAAATGTTACAGGCTTAACAGGCGGCAGCGGAGATGGTGCTACATTTGATGTTACAAAAACTGACGGAACATATTCAGTTGTTCTTGACAGTCTAGCAGCCAGTGCAGGTACAGGTTATGTAGCAGGTGACACAATCACTCTTGCTGGTACTGCACTAGGCGGTACTGTAGCCAACAATCTAATCGTTACTGTAGCCACAGTTGGTACTGCTGGTAAGATTGCTACCTTTGGTGTAGTGGGTACAGGTCGTGCAGGAGATGGCACTGTTGACATTACCGTTGACGTTACTGGCACCACAGGTGTTGACACTTATGCAATGGGTGGTAAAAGCACAGAGTTCACAGTTACTAAAACTGCTGACAATGTAAAGTTAGCCAGCACATTGGTCAGCAACATGGAATTCAATCTTGCTAATCACGAACGTGTTGTATTCACAGACAAAGCCGTTGCCTATGATGCCGCAGGCCGTGCAGGCGATGTATATGCATTGTTAGCAGCCGCACTTGGTACCACAGACGTTACTAAAGCCTACACAGGTATTGGTATTGATCTTGCTGACAAAGGTTGGACAAACAAGCAGTTGGCAGAAGCCCTGTTATCTACAGATGTTTACAAAACAGATGCAGGTGGTGTTAGCAATGAAACATTCATCAAACACGTTTACAAAAACGTATTTGGCACTGATGCTACATTGACACAGGTCACAGACTACACATCATGGATGACCAACAGCAACCTAAGCCAAGCTGATGTTTTAGTTGCTGCCAGTGAGTTGGCTGCGTTTGAAACTACTATTGGGTTGGTTGGTTTAGCAACAACTGGTATTGAGTATACTCCAGTAGTTGGATAATCAAAATTGATTTAATAAAAGGCTCTTCGGGGCCTTTTCTATTATTAATTTTTCCTATTGCCGCTATTAAAAAATATTAGGTAAAACTAATGGAAAACCATTGATTTATAGCGTAAATAAATGTATAATAGTAACATGAACAACAGTGTTCTATTATAGTTTTCAAACACACACAAAGGAGATATTATGAAAACAGTTGGTGATAAATTAACAGCATTCGCAGTCACAGGTGTTAAGCCAGGACAACCAGAAGATGCATTCTATACTATTACAGAAAATAGTTTTGAAGGCAAGTGGAAAGTAATCGTTTACTATCCAAAAGATTTTACATTCGTATGCCCAACAGAGATTGTAGCCTACGACAAATTGGCACAAGACTTTGCTGATCGCGATGCTATCTTATTAACAGGTTCAACAGACAACGAGTTCTGTAAAGTAGCATGGCAAAAAGCACACTCAGATCTACAAAAAATTACACATCACCAGTTCGCTGATACACAGCGTGGTGAGTTGTCATTGATTGAGCAACTTGGTGTAATGTATGCTCCAGCAGGTGCGGCATTACGTGCTACATTCATTGTTGACCCAAGCAATGAAATTCAACACGTTACAGTTAACAACTTGAACGTTGGTCGTAGCCCAGAAGAAACACTTCGTGTTCTTGATGCGCTACAAACTGGCGAACTATGTGCTTGTAACCGCACTGTTGGCGGCGAGACACTATAATGCTAAAATTCTTTAGCCGCACAGCAAATCATAAGTATCCGTTGATGCGTCAACCTGATCAACTGCCCAGATGCTACGAGCTAACAGAACAAGAACGTTTGCAGAGAATCAAAGAGTGGAACAACCGTAATGTTTGGAACACTCCTGAACTTGCTGAAGAAGATGCAAACACTTACTACGGAGCATAACTATGAGTTTTATTGAATCAGTAAAAGGTGCGTTGCCAGACTACGCAAAGGACACTAAGTTAAATCTTGACGCTGTACTTTTGCGTAGTACATTAGATGCGGATGTGGCTATGGGTTGTGCTGTAGCCGCACTCGCCGCAACAGGCAACGGAAAGATCTTATCAGTAATACTTTCTGATGCTCCAGTACACGCAGAGTCAGCAATGACAGCCGCAAGTATTATGGCACAGAACAACGTTTGGTATCCATATGTTGAAATGGCTGATGATGCTAGTCTAAAAGGATTACCAGCACAATTACGTATGAACGCTATTGCGTCACATGGCGGAACAACCAAGGCCAACTTTGAAGCGTTCAGTCTTGCCGCAAGTATTGTTGGCAAGTGTCACTTTTGTGTGAAAGCACATTATGATACACTCAAGGCAGAAGGCTACACTGTAGAAAACCTGCGTGACATTGGCAGAATCGCTTCTGTTATGAATAGTGTTGCCAAAGTGTTAAACAGCTGATTTGTTAAGACTTAAATAAAAGGAACTAAGGTTCCTTTTATTTTGGAGAATAACATGCCACAACGTATTTTAATCATGGGCCTGCCTGGCGCAGGTAAGACTACATTAGCTCAACATATTTTAGAACATCTACAAGATTCGTATAAAGTCAACGAATTATCTTTAACACCACTTACTAAAGTTAAAGTTGGTTGGTTAAACGCTGATGATGTTCGTAAAAAATATAATGACTGGGATTTTAGCACAGAAGGTCGTATCCGTCAAAGTCATCGTATGCGTGAACTAGCAGATTCGATGACAGAATATGATTATATTATCTGTGACTTTGTTGCACCACTTGTTGAAATGCGCAACAACTTTAAAGCAGACTGGACTATTTGGGTTGATACTATTGATAAAGGTCGTTACGAAGATACCAACAAGGCATTTATTCCTCCTGAGGTGTATGATTTTAGAATTACAGAACAGAAAGCAGAAAAGTGGGGAGAGTTTGTTGCCGCACACATTATAGATAATCGCAGACGTCCTGTATTTGATTGGAAAAAAGAAACAGTACAAATGTTAGGCCGTTGGCAGCCGTGGCATGAAGGACATCGTGCCCTATTCGAACGTGCTATTGCTAAGACGGGGCAAGTTGTTATTCAAATTCGTGATTGTCAAGGATGGCAAGGTAGCAACCCTTTTGAGATAGACAAAGTTAAGAACTTTATTAAACGTGATCTTGACATGTTGTATCAAGGGCAATATGAAATACAGGTTGTTCCTAACATTGTAAACATTACCTATGGTCGTGATGTTGGTTATAAAATTGAACAAGAACAGTTTGATAAATCTATAACTGATATCAGTGCTACTAGTATACGTAAAGAACTTGGATTATGATATATTGCATAGATAAGATTAATCAAGAACAAGATATAATTGGCTATCTTACTAACAATGAGATTTTTTCAAATCAGTTAGTACAAGAATCATTAAAAGATTTTTTATTTAAAGAATTCACACTAGATGAATTAGGACTTCCACCTGCTGATAAACTATTAGCAGCCACATTAGCAATTAAAGATAAGGTTGGGTTGCAGGGTTGGGTTACAAATGGCATTGCAAGCCCGACATACAAAGGCTTTAGTTTAACATACAATCCAGATTTCCATGATAAAATGGCTAGTGTTTATCATCAAACTTGGGGATCAAAATTCTTAAAACAAAATTTTGGAAGACAGCGTGGGGTAGCTGCTGTGAAATCGATTAGAAACACCTATTACGATACGTATGCATTTAGAAAAACACCCGATATAGTTGAAGAACATCTAGGTAATCTATTCTCTCATTTTTATTGCCCATTATTACGAAGTAGAGCAGCATTTTCTACATTGAAATATATTCCTAACTTACTCGATAGCTGGCATGTTGACGAACCACCATTTCATATGTTTCGTATAAACATTCCATTACAAACTTCAAAAGAACACGTTTTAGAAATTAAAGGTAACGATGAATACGGAAATTCATTAGTAATGACTGAACATCTTGAAGTGGGGAAAGTATATATATGGAATACTCGCATACCTCATAGGGTTACAGTAACTAAACCTTGTGCCATAGAACGTATACATTTAGTTCTCGGTTTTGGAACTTGGGTCAATTACGACCCAATCAACGATGCATTTTCAAAATCTAAATTACACGGTGTTCCATTAAAGACAATAGTTGATCAACGATTATTCCTTAAAAATATATAATAAATCCGTTGATGAACAGTTATAGTATTGCCATTAATGTTTCCAAATAGCATGTTTGTCGTATTTTTCTAAACTTCGTTTTATTAAATCATTGTGCTTGTCTTGATCAACAGTACCTCTAAGGTAAACAGAAATGCGATTTTCATCTCTCAGTAATTGATGTACACATTCCATAGAGTTTATCAGGTATACTCCGGGGACGCTAGAAACAGAACCATCTATGATTTTTCCAGAATAGTGTATTTTGAGAGCATTAAGGTCTCCCTTTAGTACTAATCGATAACCGGAAGGTTCTGTTTCTAATTGGTTAGTTACAAATTCTTTTGAAAATCGATTCGGAGCATGGTCAACATGCGGGCTAGCTGCGTAAATCTGTTCATTTAGTCTAACGATTTCGATCTGAGAAAATGGTACATTTGATAATAACCATTCTTTTAAATGTTGCCTTGGATAGTCTATACTGTCACGCCACACATAATTAGAACAAAGATATTCCACATTCCAGTATCTGGCCTGTGTAGGACTTTTTTGAGCTGTAACTCCCAGTTCATAAATTCCAAAATTTGGAACTTCGAGATCAATGGGACAGAACAATAGATTCTTGATATCTTTCACAATTATTTTTAAGGACGTATAGGAACTAAAATTTATAGTAGT